TGCTGCAGACCAATTCAAGTCATATGATGATCTGAAGAAGCGTCTTGATTATGTTTTAGGTGCTAAGAAGCCTGCTCGTCGTGTAGATGAAGAGGTATTCGAGGAGGACAACAATCGTTCTTTCCAACCTAAATTTGAACGCAAAGAACCAGTCGCTGCTGCTCCTGTAGCATCTGCTAGTTCAGAAGAGGATGATGCTTTAAGTTACTTCCAAAAATTGGCAGAGGAATAGTTAAGAATATAGTTTAATATTTTCTGCTTTCTTAAGGGTCTTACTGACATATTCAGTAGACCCTTTTTTATATTGCATGAAATTATCCATATCTCCTTTAATGACTCCGACATATTCCTTCTTGAGTAAGAATATATTTCTTTTTTTATCGTCTAGTTTTTCTTCATATTCTAGATTAGTTATTGGTGTTACTATATTATTTTCTGTTACTTCTAATTCTGTAATCCAATCAAAATATGTAACAGAATAATTAGAATCAACTGTTAAACCTTCTGGAACTATAACAACACCAGTTGAACTTTTTATTTCTACTGTTTCATAGTGATGAACTTCATTAAGTTTTTCATAGGTTTCGTACTTATCTATGAGATACCTATCAAATTCTGCTTGAAGTAATGGCCATTCATTTTGAAGATTTAGTATGTTGTTTGATAACATTACCAACCAGTCTAGATTTTCATCTCCATAAAATTTAAATGCAACATTATCTGGTCTGTCATCACCTCTTACTTGATACTTAGTAAAGAGAGTTGCATCTGCTGCAACATTTTCTTTTAGTTTTCCTCTTTTAAAAAGATTTTTGACAGTAATATAATCTGATATGGTAGCATTGGGAAGTCTGCTAACATATTGGAAGTCTGGGACTTGGCGAAAATATTTTTTTGACATATTAGTATCCTAGTGATGCTGGTATTACTCCTGCTTCATTGCTACCATAATCATCATTGTATATAGGCTCAAGTTCTTGAAAGGTAAGTGCCATTTGATAACTATTCATTATACCATCAGGAAATGTTGAATATTCTCCAGCGTCTGGGTTATATGTTATATCACACTTAGTTAAAGCACATTCTTTAAATTTATTTAATCCTTTATGATCTCCTCCATTATGTGTATACTTAAGTTCAAATATATTGGGTGACTTTAAGAATAATTGTGTTTCAGATCTAATAGGAGCCATTCCTTGTTTGAAAAATCTAATAATTTGTAGTATTCTTTCTGCTTCTTTAGGATTTCTTGGTGACAATTTAAAAGTAAAATTAAATCCTCTTATTGCTGGACCTTTGAATAATGTTTCCATATTTGGATTCAATACTTGTCCTGTAGTTCTTTGTAATACATTTCCTTTACCACCTGTTACAGATTCTCCAAGTGCTGCTGCAATAGCATTTTTTATTCCAGGACTTTTTACTGCAGCACCAGCAGTATCAAGAATAGAGTTAACTCCTGCACCCATACTTGATTTGTTTACAGCTTCTTGAACTGCTTGTATTTTTGCTGCATCTAGAATACTTAAATTACCTTTATCCCAACTAGTTTCCTGACCAGCACTAATCTCACCAGGTATAGGAAGGATGACAGTTGCTATAATCTCTTTTGTACCTGCAACATTTGATCTATTATTAGCAGTATTAGCTATTCCTTCTCCTGATGAGAGTCCACTAGCACGATATTTTACTTGTGTAAATCTTATTGTATCTTGTCTTCCTTCTCTTAGAGTATCGGGATAAACGAATGCACCTGCTCGTGTACCTGTTGTATCACCACTATTAACTGCACCACCAGTTCCTTCTATATCATTTTCTTCTTTAGCTTCCTCAAGTACAATTTCCCCCATTAATTTAGCAGCTTTTTTATCTGCTGATTCTGAGTCATTTTTTGAATTAGTTTTTCCATCTCCATCAGGATCCCCTTCCCTTAATTCTCTTGCGATTACTGTTTTTGCATGATCTTTTATTTTACCATCCTTGATAGCATTGTTAAGAAAATTTTTATCATTTTTATTAGCACCACCCCACCAGTTACCATTGAAATCTGTCTTACCTGTTTTAGGATCATACTCTCCAACATACTTATCAGCACCAAACTCTTCATTATATACTTTAATTTTACCTGTTTGTTTATTGATGATAAGAAAGTATGCTTCTCCAGTCTCAGGGTCAATCATCCTGTTCTTGAAAGAGTCATCTCCATATTCGTTGCTATTACCAGCAGTCATTTATCTCTTAACTTTTTTATTATTTAGCGAGGATTGAGTATGTATTTACCATAGGGTATAGCAAGGAGGTCATCAAGTTCATTTGGTTGAACCACATAGAGTTGTCCTGCTAGTTCATTCCATGTATAATTTCTTGTTCTTCTCCAATGAAAGTTGATACCTTTGAATCCCCACTGTTCTAAATGGGTACAAGCAATCAATGGATGTTGGTCATAAGTTTCACCAGGAGTCTTAGCATTATATACAAAGGTATAGAACTTACCTACTTCAGGAATAGGTTCAACAGTTTCATTTAGAACTTCCATAATCTCCAGCATCATTTCTTCTGGATCATTAGTTCTGTTGTTGAGGTCACTTAGATATTGTCTTATACGATTGTCTTCTTCTTCTTGTTCTATCCCATCATTAAACCCAAAACTATCTACCATGATGGATACCTAATTCTTTTTCTGTTATGATTTTAAATTCAATTCGTTTATCTTTACACCACTCAGATGCTGCTCTCCATTTTGCTTGGTTCATAGCATAAGTTTTACATTCATAGAGATATGATGAGGTCACTTTCTTTCTTTTCTTTGGTGGTCGTGTTTGCTTTGCAGGTTTAACTTCAATAACATATGTTTTTGTACCACCATTACTTTCTTTTACTTTCATAATAAAGTCTGGAAAGTAACGACGGGTCTTACCATCAGGGGCACGGTATGGTATAAAGAACTCTTCACTTCCCCATTCAATTACATTCTCATTTAAATCACAGTAATGACAAAACTTTTTTTCCCATGTACTTCTGCAAATGATGTTAGTTATATCTCCTTTATACTTTCGTGGATGAGAAGGTTTGAATAAACTTTTTTTACTTTCTGCCATCTCTTATACATAATATATAAGGTCAAATAATATTTATAAATGGCTGCTCCTAGAACTAAAGAATCTAATATTAATCAAAATCTTCCTCAGGTAAGGACTGTTGCGGATGTTAAAGCAAATTTGCTTAGACCTGCCTTAACTTCTCAATTTGAAGTTTATATTCCACTGCATAAAATTCCTATTCAGGCAATGAATAATGCAGGAATCTTTTTGAATAAGAATAATGAATGGATGTTAAATTTATCATGCTCTAATGTATCCCTTCCTGGTTCTAAATTATTGGTATCGGATATAAAGAATGATAGGACTGGAGTAACTGAACATCATGCTCATCGTAGAATGTATGATGGAGAAATTGAATTTGAGTTTTATGTACCTGCAGAGAATTATATTCCCATTAGAATTTTTGAATGTTGGATGGATTATGCTGCTGGTTTAGCATTAGATAAGGCAGATACAGACTCTGGGCAGGAACCTCGTGATGATGTGATGGGTAATAATTATTTTTATAGAATGAGATATCCTGATGATTATATTGCTGATCAAGGTTTAAAAGTTAGAAAATTTGAAAGAGATTTTACTCAATCTGAAGCTAATATTGCTGGTGGATTTTTGGAATATGAATTTATTAGAGCATTTCCTGTTGCTGTAAATTCAATGCCAATTAGTTATGATGCATCAGAGTTATTGAAGGTTAATGTACAGTTTAGTTACATAAGATATGTAATGAATAAAGGATGGTTCAAACAGATTAATGAAGATCCAGCTAGTGTTGTCTTTGGTGTTACAGGTTCTATATTACAAGGTAAATTTGGAGATGCTTTCAATCAATTAAAGAATGCCAATGTGACTGGAGCACTTTCTCAAGCAGCAATGAATAGTTTAAGTACTCTTACTAGTTTTGTGTTTGGTCAAGATTCTGTTGATAAGATTAGAGGTGGTGCTAGATGGGTTAATGATACATTAGGTTGGATTAGAGGATTAGGTCGGAAATAGTGTATAAATAAAGTACACTGAATTGTATTAGGATATTATGCCTTTACCAAAAATTGCTACTCCAACTTATGAGTTGGTGTTACCTTCGACTGAAAAGACTGTTAGGTATAGACCTTTCCTTGTTAAAGAAGAAAAACTTTTAGTTCTTGCATTAGAGAGCGAAGATAATAAACAGATTACTAATGCAATTAAAACTGTAATTAAAAGTTGTGTTACTGCAAAAGGATTAAAAGTAGAGACTCTTCCTACATTTGATATTGAATATCTGTTTCTTAACATCAGAGGTAAGTCTGTTGGTGAAGAATTGGAAGTCAATGTTATTTGTCCTGATGATAAGGTAACAGAAGTTCCTGTTACTATTGACTTAGATGATATACAGGTTCAGAAGAGTGATGATCATAATAATCAAATTAAAATTGATGATAACATTATGATGGAGATGAAGTATCCATCTCTTGATGAGTTTATTAAAAACAATTTTGATTTTAAAGAAGGTAATCAAATGGAGCAGTCATTTGATTTGATTGCATCATGTATTGATAAGATCTATACAGAAGATGAAGTATGGTCTACTGCTGATTGTACTAAGAAAGAAGTGAAAGAGTTCCTTGAATCAATGAACTCATCCCAGTTTAAAGATATTGAAAAGTTCTTTGAGACAATGCCTAAGTTACAACATACTATTACAATTAAAAATCCTAAGACTAAGGTTGAAAGTGAGGTAGTGCTTGAGGGATTAGCATCTTTTTTCGGGTAGGCATGTCGCATATGAACCTGGAGAATTACTTCAGGTTAAATTTTGCGTTGATGCAGT